ATGGCGCTCATAAATCTGGTATACTTACCTTTACACATTGGGGCTGATTCTGGATTCGACGGGATTTGCGAAACCCAAGGTGCATGCCGAGGGGCGGTTGGCCTCGTAAAAAGCCGCAAAAAATAGTCGCAAACGACGAAAACTACGCTTTAGCAGCTTAATAACCTGCTTAGAGCCCTCTCTCCCTAGCCTCCGCTCTTAGGACGGGGATCAAGAGAGGTCAAACCCAAAAGAGATCGCGTGGAAGCCCTGCCTGGGGTTGAAGCGTTAAAACTTAATCAGGCTAGTTTGTTAGTGGCGTGTCCGTCCGCAGCTGGCAAGCGAATGTAAAGACTGACTAAGCATGTAGTACCGAGGATGTAGGAATTTCGGACGCGGGTTCAACTCCCGCCAGCTCCACCAATTAAAACAAGGGGTTACGTGAAAACGTAGTCCCTTTTTTTATGCAATGTCCACTTTGCGTCCACTAAGTTCAAAATTGACCCGCTGATGGAGTAGATATGGGACGGCCAATACCTCAACCTGTAATATCTGTTGTAGCTGACTTCGTTGCTAGCACTGAAACCCATGCTAGTTTGGATAGTTTGTTTGCCTATGCTGATGCGCCAGGGGAACCACCCGAAGGATCTAAGCACGTTAAAGCTCTCGAATGGTTAAGGCGTATTAATAAAGAATCTGATGAACCATTAGTTTTACTTGGTCGCTTAATCGAAACCTATATGGAGTCAGAGTTACCCGCCAATCCATACTATGAGTGGGAAAAAAAGAAAGTCGAGTTTGTTAAAAAAATGCCGGAACTACTTGGTCGTTATGGGCTGAACTATGTGACTGGCGGTTACATTACTGATGGAGCATCACTAGCATCCCTTTCCTTGAAAGAAGCTATCCAGAAACGTAATACTCCAGCAGTAGAAATGGAATTCGCAAGAGCTTTAGAAAACTTGCATACTGACCCAAGAGAAGCAGTATCAGCAGCCTGTAATATATTAGAATCAACATTTAAAATTTTTATCGCAGATGAAAACCTACCGATTCCTGCGAAGCAGGATTTGCAGGGCTTGTGGAAGACCGTTCGTGAACATTTAGGTCTTGACACTAAAGCGGTAGAAGATGAGGACTTAAAACGCATTTTGAGCGGCTTATATTCTCTCACCGATGGTATCGGCTCGCTAAGAACTCATGCGAGTTCAGCTCATGGCGCAGGACGAAAAATTTACAATCTCAAGCCCCGACACGCACGATTAGCCATCAATGCTGCACATACACTAACTATGTTTATTCTTGAATCGTGGGATGAAAAAAAAGAATAAGCAAGTTATAAACCCATCATGCTCTAAAGATGATGGGTTTTTTGTTGCCTGAAAATAAAAAAGATTAAATTCAATTAGTTACAACGAAACTGCAATCGAGTTGGCGACAAAATGGCGACAGCGATAGTGCCTAATCATAGTTGTTACAAGTCTTGCTCGTCAGGCTCATACTCTAATTCAAGCTCCCCAAAATCCATCGACGTTGGACGCTCGATCACTTCCACATCGTCAACGGTCAAATCATCTATAGAACCTGATAAGTCTCCGGAGATTGTGATAAGTATTCTGGATGTATATGTTTCCTCGGCTCGCTTGGTAATTGACCCCATGTAAGCATGGTCTTTGTCGAATGAATCGTAAACCGATAGGGAGAAATCACCTTCTGCGTAAAGTGAAATGTCTGCAAATGCTTCTATAACAACCCAGTTTTCATCCTTGTCGATGACAGTGAAGTGGTTATCTGTAAACTCAAAATCTTCAAATCCACCTGAGCATCCGTCAGCCTCCCAGTATAAATATGAATCTGCCTCTTGTTCTGGTGCAAATCCTTCAAAGGTTGACTCAAGGTGTACAGCAACATCATGCAAGAATTTACCGGCTTGTCCTTCAGCAAGTGCTTTTTGTAAGTTATCAATTAGTTCATAAGGTGCGGTTTCTTCATTGAAGTGTGCTAAAGCGTTTGATAAGTCAGGTTCATAGTGCAAATTCTCAGCATCAATACAAAATCTCTGCCAGTCGTCATCTCTTGCTACAGCAAGAACATTTTCACCATTCTCTTTAGCCCAGGCTTGGACGGCCATTAATGTTATTGCATCGGGAAACTCATTTTTTTTCTTACCTGTATCTGCGAAAGGAGCTTCAGAAGAGAAGTATCGTTCAAGGAGTTCAGGTACCGAAACATAATCCCCTGTAGTTAGAACCTTCGCATCTGTTACGCCAACAAATCTGTCTAATCTGCTCTTTCCTAATCCTTCAACTTCTCTGCTTTCAATCAATGTTTTTCTTGCATCATTTAGTTCGCTTCCATCAAAAAAAAGATGATCGCCAGCTTCTTCGAAAGCTTTCTCAAGGGAGCCACGTGATGTCTTGATTTTTCTTTCAAGATGATTTTTAACTTCATTGTAAATTACATCCGGTATCAAAAACGTTGTCGGGGTTCTGCTGAACTGGGAAAGCTTACCCAGCAGTCCTTTCTCAAGCTTTAATCCGTACTGATCGTAGATACTCGTATCTAACAAAATTGCGGTGAATTTTTCAGTCATATCGAATGCCTTAATGTAAGCTCTGCCAAGTAAACATCGGAAGGTTATCCACAACTAAAAAGCGACAACTAATTTGACAAAAGTTTTCTCAAGTTCCAAGATTAAAATTAGATTTCGATGCAATTGTTAGCTCGCTAGTTTCCACGACATGCATGCAGTTTTTTCAGTTTTCTATGAACCTTCTAATTGTCCCTATGCCTTGCTAAATCTGGCCTCGGCTTTTCTACGACGAAAACAACCAGAAAACAAAAACGATCCTTCCCACTCACAAAAAAATTATTTCCCCTTATTTTTCTGCTGGTTACATTTTGTATTCGATCCTCCACAGATCCATGAAAGTGAAAAACACTGAAATTCTTTTCAATCATTTCAGTTCTGATTATCTGCAAAGCCGCCAGTAATGGTGCGGTCTGGCGGTCTGGTTTGTAGAAAAATAAAACTGAAAAAATTTCCAGATCCAGAAACCGCAGGCGGGTGCGGTGTAGCGCCGTTTTTGTCTGCGAAAGATTTATTTCGCCATCATATGACCCTACCAGCGCCACGCCACGCTTCGGATCTTTTACACTTGGTGCGCGGGGTAGGGTTTGTTACTAAAGGGTTTAAAATGCGTCTGGTGACGCCTATGACGATGTGAGAAATAGATTTGTGTTGGTAACCCAACTAAATCATTTTGGATGAAGAAGCCCACTATCAGACCGAACCACATAGCCTAGTGTTGTGCTGTTAGCAGAAAATCAGACCATTCCCATGTTACGATAACCGTCAGGATTATTTGGACGGACAATTTATGAGCAGCAGCAAAATATCTCACTACGAGGAAATGAAGCAGTTATTGTGCGCGGACATACTGAGCAACAGTAAAAAATTCTCATGGAGAAGAATCATACTACGTTGCTGGAGACAGCCCGGATACAGGTTCATGTGTTGGTGGAGAATAGCGAATTGCCTTTACTGCCAGGGTGGGAGAGCAAGAGTGAAATGGGCGCGAAGAATCCATAGGAGACTTGTTTCAAAATACAATACTGATATTGGGTTGGGGGCACAGATAGGGGAAAAATTCAAAATTTATCATTTCGTTGGAATAGTCATTTGCCCCCAGGCTGTGATTGGTAAGAATGTGCGTATCCGACAAAACACAACAATTGGATTAAAAACGGTTGAGGGAATCAAAGCCATCAGGATCGGAGACAATGTGGAGATTGGTGCAAATTCGTGCATCATCGGTGATGATCTAACCATTGGTGATAACGTGACAATTGGCGCAATGTCATTCGTTAACAGAGACGTACCCGCCAATAGCGTTTATATAACCCGCAAAAGCCATACAATTACCACTACTTGATACCCATTTTATTTCGAATTTTTCTGGACTACCCAACAACAGAGCTACAGCCATCAGGAAGTCCAGAACGTCTCAACTTATCACATGAATACCAGCATTAAGCAATGATCCCCTGGTACTTGCTCCGGGTCTGCCCGGCTTTCGTCGCCGTCTGTGTGAACGCGGCGGCATTGGTTGGCGTCCCAACGGTGGGGTGCGAATGGCTCGCGCATTGCTGCGCCAGATCTGCCAGTAAATCAATGGTATCCAGCATCATGGTCAGGGCGTTGATACTCTCACTGCCAATATGGACAGTTATCCACACCTTTTAAATCACCACCCGTTGACAGTGTATTTCCGGTTAATGGCTGCGTGGTTTCACTGGCCAGTGAAATATCCACGCCGGGAATTTTATTCAGTTTCTGAACAATCCAGTTCCACGACTTAAGAAATCCCCCTTTGATTGACTTCCAGACATTATCAAACAGCGACATAATGTCGGAGGCCATCCCCTTTAACGCCTCAAACGGTGAAAATCCTGTCAGCAAAGAAATAAAGCTGTTCCATCCTTCACTGATATATTGCCAGGCTGAAGCAAAGATCCCCGCCAGCCATTTCACCACGGCGGCACATGTCTGGAAGGCTTCGGTATTCACCACCGCTGTTTTTATCGTGTCCCAGTGCTTAACCAGCAGATAACAACCGGCAACCAGCAGTGCAATGGCACCAATCACAAGCAGGATCGGCCAGCTCATCAGGTTGATACCAATTCCGGCCATTATTGCGGCCATGCGTACCGCCAGTAACGCACCGCGCAAAAACTTCAGCGTGGTATTCCAGGCGATTACCGCCATTTGCGCCAGCCAGACAGTGGCCGTGTAGATTTTCGTAACCGCCGTTAACGCCACCCAGATCCCGCGCAATCCCATCATGATGAATCTGGAAACCCCCATCACGATATTGGCCACCGCACCCACGGCGGCAAAGCTCAGGAGTGCCATCGACGCATAACCAATCACACGGGCAATGTTAGGAAATAGCTGCATCCAGCGGGCAAAGGTCTGCCCCATATCAGCCAGGCGATTCAGAACCGGATACAGCACCGGGATCAGCGTCAGCCCGATCACGGTCTGAATGGCTTTCAGGATTTGCACAAAGCGATCCCACGGCTTAACCATTTTTTGTGCCATTTCCTGGGTACGCTTCAGACCGTCCGCGCCGCCCAGTTCGGTGATGTTCCGCTGAAGTAACGCGACATTGCCGTAAAGCTGTTTAACCACTGCCGAACTGTCACCAAAGGCTGCATCCAGTTCCGCCTGGGCTTTCAGGTTCCCTTCAAGGCTTTTGCCATATTTGCCCTGCAACTTGATCAGCATTTCAGGCATGGACAGCATTTTGCCGGTGGAGTCAGTAAAGGACAGCCCCAGCTTTTTAGCGCCATCAATCGCACCGGTCATAAACCCTTCATAGGCGCTGCTGGCTTCCGTTCCCAGTGTCCGCTGAAGTTGCCCCAGCACGGCCAGCTGTTCATCCAGTCCCACGCCGTAGTTAGTCCCGACGCCACGCGCACCTTCCATCAAATCCTTGATAGTAGCCATTTCTGTGCCAAAGGTTTTGCGCATATAAACCATCTTGCCTGCCAGCTGCTCGGCAAATTCAACCTTGCCCAGTCTGGCGGCATCGGCTGAAAAGTTACCGAACATCTGCCCCATAAATTCCGCCGTGTCCGCCGCTGTGGACTTAAGCGCAAAAGCCAGGGTATTGGCGACTTTCGTCACCTTCGGCAATTCATTACCCGTCAGCCCCGCAATGGAAGCGTTAATATTTTCCGTGGATTTAACGAACTCCACCGCGCTGGCGCCATAGGTTGTACTGAAGCGCAGGGCATCACGCTGAACTGTCTTAAGCGCGGAATCCTCAATCCCTTTTGCGGCGGCATCATTCAGCGCGTCATACATTTCAATTGCCGGTGATAACGCGCCTTTGATCGCCATCCCGGTACCAGCCAGCGCCAGTACACCGCCACCGATCTGCATAAAGGCCGCTTTTGATTTTTCCGCAAAGCCAGTGACGTTACCCTGCACCTGTTTTAACGGGCGGGATAATTTATCAATCAGGCTCAATGTAAAATCTAATTGTTTCATTCAGTGCCTTTAAATGCTTTTGCCACACCATTGGCCACGGCTATTCCGGTATATTCCCAGTGACGATTGTCCAGCCAGATAGCGGCGGCGATATCATCAACGGAATCCTGACCATGCGGTAAATAATGACGGCGGAGAATTAAATATTGTTCGAGTCCATTCCTTTCAATTTCATGGACTCGCTTTGTCAGTTTTTTACTTCAATTTCCAGTTCAGGCGCATAAATATCATTTACTTTGCCAACCAGTTGAAGCGCTGCACCCGGACGTTTTAATACTTCTGCCAGTGCTTCTTTACTTTCCGTTGCCACAATTCGTGTCAAATAGTTATGTGCCGGGGCAACTTTATTATCCATCGCCATTTCATTAATAAATTTGTTGTAGGCGGTCTGATTTGGCTCAAAAACAATATCTACACCACAAACACACAGTTTAATTTGTTCCATCACTCATACTCTCTCTTAAATTAATTTCGTCCACTAACTGATTATGACGCGCAGCACACTGCCCATAAATTTCAGGATAAATTGTCAGTAATTCCGTTGCGTCTTTTCCTGTCGTACCGTTCAGGCGCGGCAGCTGCGTGGTGCATTTAGTTTTCAGGTTTTCCTGATAACGCACGTTCGGTACCGGCTGCGGCGCTGTTGTACATGCTGACAAACTCATCAGACAGGCAGCGATTAGTAAAAACAGGCTTAAGTATTTCCGTGCGTATTTCACGCGGTGCCACATTTTTTAACGCCTCCAGTTTATCTTCCAGCACTCTGGCCGAATCACTGGCAATGCCCTGCATTACTTTTCGCGATTCATTACCGGCCACCTGCGCCGCTGTATTGATTGCCAGCTCTAAGCTGTCACGCCGCCAGTCAGCGGTCAGCCAGCCCCAGACAAACGCCAGCGCCACCACAACCAGCCACTGCCCGCTGCTCATCAGCGCACCCCGTTATGTTCCAGACTGAAATGATTGCCATCCGGTCTGGATTTGAAGCGCCCGCCCCAGGTACCACCCAGTGATTCCCAGTATTCCCCCAGTTGCCGGTAATCTTCCGTACGGGTTTTAAATTCGCCCTTCACGAACAGATTAAAATCCACGGCCAGACGCAGGGTATCCCAGACGTTCATAAAGTTCCTGCCAGCAGCATTTGCTTAAGTGGGCTTTAAATACCCCGGCACCTGAAGTAACAGCAGCAGCATGAAGCACCACGCCGCGCCACTCTGGTGTCAAGTTGTCCCACCAGTCCCCCGCATCGCTGTAGGCTGGGTTGATCTGAAGACGCATTCTTTTACAATGCTCCAACCCGCGCTTTTGCTGTTCCTGGCTAATCGCCATAACGCCCCCTATAGCCCCATCAGACGACGCCACCATGGGCGACGCGGCTGCTGGCCATTGAATTTGTACATGTGGCCAGGGTTCCAGCGCTGACCGTTCGGAAGTTCTATCCATCCCGTTGAACCACTCGGCAACTGCATGTCTGGTGATTCTTTTTTCAGGTAAGTGACAAACGCTTTCATGGTGTTCCCTCACATCAGGCCGGTGGCGTTGGTTGTGGCCAGATCCACCGCAGCGGCCAGAACAGGCGCAGAGTGAATACGGCTTTCAACGGTATAAGCCAGCACGGATAAGCTACGGATTGCATCGCGGGCACGATCCAGAATTTGAGTACGGCGGGCGGCAGTCATATGGCCAGTTGATACGGCTTCCCCAGCAATCGCGCCCACACTGGCTGTGGCACTCAGTGCGCACAACTGCATGTTGCCTTCTGTGGCATTGTTCACCGGCACGGATGGAAGGCAGTTAATCTGACCTAACATTCCATCAAGCAAACGCGCATCTTCGGTGTAATCCGTGATAGCCAAAAGCTCATCACAGGTCAGGCGGTGCGGTTGTGCTGGGTTCAGTTTGTTGCGCAGGATCTGCGGCCTCATACCAACGGCAGCGGCCACATCTTCAAGATTGTGCTCAATTGCAAATGCTCGGCAAGCCGCATCAAAGTGCGCATGTTTAGAGGTCTGGTAATCAAACATTGTTTTTCTTCCATCCCAATCTCAAAATCACTAAAAGTGATGATTACTTTTCACTGTTCCACGCAAGCCAATCTACAAACACATGTTCTTTCGGTTTGCTTTTAGGTTTGATTTTGAGTTTGCCAGTGTGTACCCAGTAACGTCCCGTGCGCAGTTTTATTTCAACCCTGTCGCAAAACGTTTTCAGAGGTACCCACCTGCTTTCTGAATGTGTTGCAGCTTTAGTTTGCATACGGCAAAATTCCTCCTTCGTTTGTCACTAATGAGCGTTGGTGACAATAGTTGTTAATAATCTACAAACGACAATTATCAATATCTACATTCGAAACAATTCGGAGATTATTTTTAAAATTGTCGTTTGTCAACAGTTGCGAACTACAAACATGACAACTTACAACATCAAGACAGGTGCACGCGAAGCAATCGAAAGGGTGTGTGAGGCTTATGGTTTTACATCCAGAATGCAGTTAGCAAATTATCTTGGAATGTCTCCAAGTGCTTTAAGTACACGTATCATGCGTGACAACTTTCCTGCTGATTTAGTACTACTTTGTGCTCTAGAAACAGGAGCTTCTATCTACTGGCTAACCACTGGTGATGGCGTTAGATTTGATCAGGTGGCAAGTGATACCACTCGAATCTCAGCCTATAAAATCGAAGGGTCTGATATGGTTCGCCAAGCATCCGTAATTTTCGATAAGACAATACTCCCAAACTACAAAGGTGAACTTCAAATAATCAGTGATAGTTCAGTGAGATTTTTCGTAGATATCGCTGATTACCCTGTTACGGACGGTAAGTTCCTTCTTGAGTATTCTGGTACGAAAAGCATCAAAGAATTGACGTTACTTCCTGGTAACAAATTGCGGATTGACTGGGGAAAATATCCAGTTGATTGCGACGTATCTGATGTGCAATTGATTGGGAAGGTTGTGGCCACATACTTAGTGAGTGAGTAATGGCAGTTCGGAAAATCGAAAGCGGTGAATGGTTGTGCGATCTTCGCCCTAATGGGGTGAAAGGTAAGCGTATTCGTAAAAAATTCGCCACGAAAGGTGAAGCACTGGCATATGAAAAATATATCGCCAGCGAAATGGAAGGCAAACCCTGGCTGGGTGAGAAGCAAGATAATCGACGCTTATCAGATCTGATTGAGCAGTGGCATGATCTATATGGTCGAACATTAGCAGATGCCGACCGCATGATGTCGAAATTGAAAGGTATTTGTGCTGGTATGGGAAATCCGATTGCAGCACAAATCACAGCGGCGGATTTCAGCCAATACAGAGAAGGTCGCTTAAAGGGTGAAATTCCGGATATAAATGGACGTTGTATGCCGATACAACCACGGACAGTAAATCATGAGCAACGCTATCTATCTGCCGTATTTGGTACACTAAAAAAACTAGGCCATTGGTCGCTTCCAAATCCATTGGCAGGAATTCCAACCTTTAAAGTTGATGAAAAAATGGTTTCTTTTCTTTATTCAGAAGAAATCAAAACTCTTTTACAATATTTATCCGAATCTAATAGCCCGCACGTTCTCATCATCACTAAGATTTGCCTTGCTACCGGTGCAAGGTGGAGTGAAGCGGAAAATCTAGAAGGCTCTCAAGTTACGCCATACCGTATCACTTACAAAAATACGAAAAGTAGAAAGGTACGTTCTATACCTATCTCAAAAGAGCTTTATAACGAGATACCAAAAAAACGAGGCCAGTTGTTTGCCCCGTGCCGTAAAACTTTCGAGCGTACTGTAGCTAAAGCGGGGATTGTACTGCCTGAAGGCCAGTGTACACATGTATTACGACATACATTTGCCAGCCACTTTATGATGAATGGCGGAAACATACTTGTTCTTAAAGAGATTTTAGGCCATTCAGATATAAAAATGACTATGATCTATGCTCACTTTGCGCCAACGCATCTTGAAGATGTAATAACAAAAAATCCTTTATCATTAATAATTTAGAGAAAAATGAACCTTACAATCAATCAATGCATCGTTTTATTTAACATTTTATTTGTGGTTGTTTACATGGGTTATTTATTCAAGATAAATGCATTCAAGATGAATGCTGAACCTCTTACGCATCAACCATTATTCAAAGCCGCACTGGCAATTCCAATAATTAGTTTTTTTCTGCTCGGATTTGTTGCATGGAATGGTCACAATGTTCAAATCGATACGGAAGGATTTAATAATTTCCTAAACATTAGTAAACTTCCTTTAGCTGTTTTATCTTTATCGATTCCACTGGGAGTAGTTGTCAATAATATTCATCGAACAATACAAACAGATAAACAAATCAAAGAAGCAGAAAAGAAAAACAAAGTGGATTTTTTCTATACCCATAGAAAAAACACTATAGAAGCATTACAACACCTTGAATCTTTAGACATTCCTTTGATAAAAAAGAACGCAAAATTAGAATTTGAAAATTGTTATTCTACATATCGTAAATGCTATCCTTATGCTTCAACTACTAATAATAATTTTGATGCTTCCAAGGACTACATACAAAATGCAGAATTAATTTGGTGCCAACTAGTTGAACTATTTAAAAAAGAAGAAATTAATGACTATACAGAGTTATACACCCATATACATAGCATTGAAAAACTATTAGAATTATTGCACAACCTTTATGGACTAAAGCGTTTAGATATTGAAAAACTCTATCAGTGCTCAACCCACGGTGAAGATGAATATATTTTATTCTTAAAAACAAAATTTTCGGATGAATTGGATATAAAAAAATATCTACAATCATACTGGCACTTTCATTTAAAAATGGTTGAGATACTTGAATATAATTTCACCACTGACTTTGTGCTACTTATGAAGGATATAATAAGTTATTCAATCAATAATCGTGATAGAAAATACCCCTTATTTCAATATCACACTACAATTGACGCAAGCGTTCCTCAGTTCATTAAGTTAAAAATCAGCAAAAAAGATCCACAAAATGTCCATGCAGAGTGTTAG